AATATAGCAACAGTAAAAGAGGGTGCAAGAACATTTGTAACACAACTTAATGATCAAACAGTATCAATACCACATATTATTTATCCTTTAATATCTCATACACAGAGATTTATATTTGATAGTACAAATCAAGGAGTTCTAACAACACAGGCAAGAAGTCAATTAACAAGAAACTTATATACAAATGAATGTGGAACGCAAAATACCATTTCAGAGGACAGCGCACAAGAAAGATTAAGTACAACTCAAGGTTTTCAATTTACAGACCTAAAACCAGCATTGAGAATAATTGATATTATAAAAGTTATAGAACAAGATCCAGATATTGATATGAAATTCACAGATGACTTTTTTAAAGAAACAGGTTTTTTTGCTGATTTGTATATGTGGTTACATAGAAATAAAGGCGAAATAGGAGTTACACCAAATAACGAGACAAACACTAATTTAATTGTATTAAATAAAATACAAAGCTTTACAGGAGATGTAATTGAATTTTTCGATGGAACTCCGGGTCTAACACCACCACATAGTTTTACAGGCTTTCCACCTGTAATTGATGGTGGTATATTTAGATTCCATACAGGTATCGCAGGATTTAATGCTCTTGATGGCGCTGAAAGAATGAGAATTGTTTGGTCAGTAACCCCAACAGTAAACACTAAAAAATTTACAGTAAGATTAAGAAAAACAGGCACAAATGAAGTTATTGTAGAACAAGATCATATTTCAGGAACAGCAGCAACAACAATTGATCACGTTTTTGATTCAGGACTTGGCGCTCAAGTATTTGAACAACATAATGTTGAGTTTGTTATTGAGACAACCGAAACAGCACTAACAGTTAATTATACATTAAGTTTGACAAAAATATTAGATGATTATATAAGTGGCGAAACAACTTATAATGTTCAAGCACAAACAATAGGACCAACAGGTGTTGTAGATACTATTTACATAACAGAGCAAATACCAGATATGAAAATACTTAATTTTCTTACCTCAATATTTAAAACATTTAATTTAACAGCATTTATTGATAGCGATATAAATAGCTCTACATATGATCAAATAAAAGTTCAAACACTTGATGATTTTTATGCAAGTGGCACAAGGCGAGATATAACAGAATTCGTGAAAACTGATTCCGGAGAAAGTAATTTTAGTGTGCCTTTTAACGATTTAGAATTTACATTTAAAGAGCCAAAAACCTTTGCAGCATATTTTTATAATAGATTAAATTCAAGAGAATATGGTTCAGTTAAAGCAAGTGATACAACAAATAGTGGAAGAGATCCAAGATTAAATAGAGGTAAAGATTATATTGTAGAATCACAATTTGAAAAAATGTTATTTGAAAGATTAAAAGATCAAAACAATGATAATGATACAAATATAGGTTTTGGTTATTTTGTAGATGATAATCAAAATTCAGTTGTGGCAAATCCATTATTATTTGTAAGAAAAAATACAAGCAGTCCATCTCCACAAAAAATTATGATGCACTCAGGTATAAATCCAACTACGCCTGATTATTTAGCAACATATAATAGAGCAACAAATTTTAGACAAGGAACTTCCAATGTCACATTAACAGTTGCTTCTGCAGAATCAGGTACAATAACATTTAGTTATTTTGATAGTAATAATGCCACACAAACAGCATCAGTTGCACCTAATAATAATACAACAATAAATAATGTTATTACAAATAGTGTAGTAATCACTAGCAATTTTGATAATAGATCAAATATTACTATTGCATATACTGAGGTTACAGAAAATCAAACAATAAATTTTAGTACAGAAATTGATCCTTTTATACCAAATATTGATACTGATACTTTATTTAAAACATATTATAGCGACTATATAAGTGATATTTTTAGTTTTAACAGAAGATTAGTAAAAGTTAAAGCAATATTGCCACAAAGTTTTCTTATTAATTATAAATTGAGTGATACAATTGTTATATCTAATGAAGAGTTTATTATTAACAAAATAACTACCAACTTACAAACAGGAGAAAGTAGTTTAGAATTATTAAATAAAATATAAATGATAATTAATATAATTGATTTATTAGAGTTTGCAAATGGAGAGACTGAAAATATTAGAATTGCACAGGGTAAATATAAATTACCTGAAAATATCAAAGATGGTTATAAATTATTAAAAAAAGAGGTTAAATGGCAGAACAATTTATAAATGTTAGAGTAAATTCACAACAAGCTAAGAAAGAGTTTGATGATCTTACTGAATCAATACAATTGCAAAAAGAGTTTTTAGCTGAATTAAATTTAAATATTGTACAAGCAGAAGCAAGTTTAAAAGACTTATCCTTTACTCAAAGACAAGCCAGACAAGCTGGAATAGACACAGCAAAATCACAACAAAAAATTGAATCAGCTGCTTTAAAAGATTTAATTGCAAAACAACAAGGGCTTAAAAATGTTATAAAAGAAAATACACAAGCAAGAACAGTCGGTAGAGTAAAAGCTATTGAATTTAACGAAACCTTACTTAAAAATAGAGATATTTCAGCAGGATTAAGTAAAATTACAGGTGGTTTATCTTATCAAATACAATCATTCGGTAAATTATTCTTAAGTGTAGGTAAAGGAGTAAGAAATGCTGCAATGGCTATGTCATTATTTCAAAAAGCTTTGCTTGCAACAGGTATCGGTGCTGTGGTTGTTGCTGTAGGTTTTTTAGCAGCAAATTTTGAAAAGGTTAAAAATTTCATAACAGGTGCTAATCCTGAGTTAGAAAAATTAGAAGCAACTACTGAAAAATTAGTTACAACAACTAAAAACGAAATTACATTATTACAAAAACAAAAAGAGCTACTAAAATTACAAGGCAAAAATACAGAAGAAATAAATCAATTACTTCTACAAAAATTTGAATTACAAAAACAAAATTTACTTGTTTTATTAGAAGAATTAGAAACACAATTAGCTTTAGAAACAGAACAAGCAAAACAATTAACTTTTTTTGAAAAATTAAAAATTGGTGCTTCAACAGTTTTACCTTTCTTAAAAACAGGTGAAGAAGTTGCCAAAGCTATATCTAGTGAAAATGAAAAAACATTAGAATTAACTGATAAAATTCAAGATACAAGAAATAAAATACTTGATTTAGATATAAATATTGCAAAAGTAAATAAAGAAGAAACTGATGAAGAAGAAAAACAATTAAATTTATTAGACAAACAATTACAAAAAGAACAGCAAATATTACAAGCAAGAATAAAACAACAAATAGGTGCTGAAACAGAAATTGGCAATATAAGGAGAGATTTTTTTAAAAGAAATTTAGATGATCAGAAAGCTTTACTTGAAATTGAGAGACAAGAACAAATTGATAGGATAAATGATACAAAAGCTAATCAATTTGCAAAAAACTTAGCAATTGCAGAAGTTAACAAATTTTTTGACCAACAAGAGTTAGATAGGCAACAAAAACAAAATGAAGAATTAGAGAAAATAGAACAACAAAAAAGAAATATAAGAAATGCTACTTTTGATCAAGCAGTAAAATTAGCAGGAGAAGATAGTAGATTAGGTAAAGCTATTTTAGTAGCAAAAACAATATTAGCTGCTAAAGAAAATTTAATGGAAGTTAAAAAAACTTTAATAAAAGCAAAACAAGCATCAATCGAAGCAGGAGTTGATGGTGCAAAAGCAGGTAGTGCAGTAGCTCAGGGTTCTGCAGAAACTTTAAAAGTAGGTTTTCCACAAAATATACCATTAATAATTGCATATGCAGCACAAGCAATAGCAGTTATAAGTGCAGTTAAAGCTGCAGTAGGAAAAACAAAACAAGCAGCAGCAAGTGCAGGTGCAAGTGGTGGTGGTGGTTCAGTCGGTATAGATGTGCCACAAGTACAAACAGCTGCACCATCTTTTAATATTGTAGGTTCTGCACCTGAAAATCAATTAGCGCAAACGATATCAGCGCAAACAGGTAAACCTATTAGAACATATGTGGTTGCAGGAGATGTAACGACAGCGCAAGGTTTAGAAAGAAATATAGTAGAGGAAAGCAGTTTAGGATAGCAAATAATAAAAATAAAAATGTTATATAATTATGAGAATAGTTGAATTAGTAATAGATGAACTTGATGAATTAGCAGGTATTGAAGCAATATCAGTTGTAGAGAATCCAGCAATAGAAGAAGATTTTATTGCATTAAAAAATCAAGAAGAAATAAAATTAGCAGAGTTAGATAAAGAAAAAAAGATTTTATTAGGTCCATTACTAATACCAAATAAACCTATATTTAGAAAAAGTGGCGAAGAAGAATATTATATTTATTTTTCACGTGAAACAGTTAGAAAAGCATCTGAGGGTTTTTTAATGAAAGGTAATCAAAGCAAATCTACTTTAGAACATCAACATAGTATAAAAGGTTTGACACTTGTAGAAAGTTGGTTAGTTGAAGATGAAGTACACGATAAATCAAGAAAGTATGGTATGGATGTTCCTGTTGGTACTTGGATGGGTGCCATCAAAGTAAATAATGATGAAGTATGGAATGAATATGTAAAAACAGGTAAAGTAAAAGGTTTTTCAGTTGAAGGTTATTTTGCTGATAAAATGGAGAGACCAAAAGATAAAACTATAGATGATTTAAATGAGCAAGAAAGTGAAGAAATGCTTGAAGCAGTAAAAAAATTATTTAGTGAAAAAATAACACTTGAAAGTTATAACGATTATCCACAATCAGTAATAAACAATGCAAAAAGAGGTATTGAATTAAATAAAAAAGTAAATAATAAATGTGCCACTTTGGTAGGAAAAAATCGTGCAAGACAATTAGTAGCAAAAGAAAAACTTTCAGTATCAACGATCAAAAGGCTTTATAGTTATTTAAGTAGAGCAGAAGCATACTATAAACCAGAAAATAAAGAAGCTTGTGGAACTATATCTTTTTTACTTTGGGGTGGTTTGTCTGCTAAAAGTTGGGCAAAAAGCAAATTAAAAAAGTTAGGAGAAATAGAGTTAGAAAGTCAAGTTGTAAATGATGATTTTGCTATTATAATGGACAGATTAGCATATTCAAATAAAGATATGGCTGAAAAAATTGCTGAAGATATTGGTTGTAAAGGTACACACGAACACGAGTTTGAAGGTAAAACTTGGTATATGCCTTGCGAAAAACACGCTTTATCTGAAGAAGAATTTAGAAAATATAAGTGTCCAAAAGGATATAGAAAAGATTATCAAAAACATAAATGCGTTAAAATTGATCAATATGCGAAAGTTGGACCACGAGGTGGTATTGTAAAAAGTCCAAAAGCGCCTAAGTCAGATACACCAAATAGAAATCCAAAAGGTCAAGGCACAGCCAGAGGTTCAGCAAAGGGTAGAACAGGTGCAAAAGTGTCAGCAAAAGATAGAGCAGCATTACAAAAAAAGGTAGACAATTTTAATAAACGATATAAAGATAAATTAGGATATGGCGTAACTATAGGTCAATTATCTGCCGTTTTTCAAAGAGGATTAGGTGCTTTTAATACAAGTAGTAGTCCAAGAGTCTCAAGTCCTTCACAATGGGCACACGCGCGCGTAAATGCCTATATGTATTTAGTTCGTAATGGTAGACCACAAAATGCTAAATATAAACAAGACAATGATTTATTGCCTAAAAAACATCCTAAAAGCACAAAATAATGTACAAAAACAAAAAAAACTACAGAAATAAATATATTGATTTGTCTTATGGTAAACACGCTAGTCCAAGAGGTGGGCGTAGAGCTTGTTTATGTTGGGATGAAGAAACTTATCGTATTGAATGTTGTGATGGCTCACTCAGGGCTCAAGGTATAGGTTCAATTACAGCATAATTTTTCCTTAAATGCAAAATAATTTATATCCTGTGTTATTAGGATATGAAATCACAAGAATTATTATCTCAAATTAAAAATTTACTAGGAATGGAAGATATAAGACTAGAAAAATTAAATTTAGAAAATGGTACTGTTCTTGAAGCAGAATCATTTGAATCTGGTAAAGAAGTTTTTATTTTATCAGAAGATGAAAAAATCCCACTACCTATCGGACAATATGAGCTTGAAGATGGTAGAGGATTAGAAGTAACTAAAGAAGGCGTCATTGCTGATCTTTACGAACATAAAGATGATGAGGAAAAAGAGGAAAAGGAAAAGGAAAAAGATGAAGATGATGACAAAATGAAAATGAGATATGTTACAAGAGAAGAATTCAGAAAAGAAATGGATGATCTCAAAAAACATATTGATGAAATGATGGATCATAAAAGTAAAGAAAAAGAAGAAATGGCTTCACAAGTTGCTACCGAAATTGCAGTAGAAATGAGTAAAACTCCTGCAGTAGAACCAATTAAACACAGTCCAGAAGAAGAAAAGGCTGATTTTAAATTTAAGTTCGCAGGTCAAAGAAAAAAATCTACTCTTGATAGAGTAATGGAATCAATAATAAATAAAAATTAATATATATAATTATGGCAGTTTTAACACACGTAAGTGATGATGTAATGAGAATATTTGATGATTATGAATTAGTATCAGCAAGTGGCTCATTAAATTTATCAGATTCTGGAAAAGTATTTAAAATTTCAGGAACAGGATATACTTTAACTTTACCTGCACCAAGTGCTGGGTGGAAAGCTAAGTTTATAGTATCAGGTGCATTTTCAACTGACTTCGTAGTACAATCTCCGGCGAGTAATAGAGACACTATTAATGGTGGAGTTATTGTAAATGGAGCTATCGTTGAAGCAGATGCAGTAGATAGGGTAACATTTGAAGATGATGCAGAAAGCATCGGTGACTTTATTGAAATTCACTCAGACGGCACAAACTATTTCTTATTTGGAAATGGTAACGCTGCTTCTTCAATAACAGTTGGTGAATTATAAAAATTAAAATAAAAAAGTAAAAGATATGGCGACTACAACTTCAATAACTACTTCTTATGCAGGCGAGTTTGCAGGTGAATACATTGCAGCTGCTTTGCTTAGTGGAGTAACATTATCAAATGGTGGGGTTTCAATTAAACCTAACATCAAATTTAAAGAAGTGATCAAAAAGCTATCAATGAACAGCATTTTAAAAGATGCGTCTTGTGACTTTGATCCAACTTCAAATGTAACATTAACAGAAAGAATCTTACAGCCTGAAGAATTTCAGGTAAATTTACAATTATGTAAAAAAGATTTTAGACAAGACTGGGATGCACAATCAATGGGCTTTAGTCAATATGACAATCTACCTAAAAGATTTTCTGATTTCTTAATTGCACAAGTTGCAGCAAAAGTGGCAGAAAAGGTAGAGCAAAATATTTGGCAAGGTGCTACTGCAAATGTCGGAGAGTTTGATGGCTTTCAAGCATTATTAGCAGCAGATAGCGATGTGGTAGATGTATCAGGTACTACTTTATCAGCTTCAAATATCGTAGCTGAATTAGGAAAAGTAGTTGATGCAATTCCAAGTGGTGTTTACAATAAAGAAGATTTAAAGATTTATATTCCTACTAGTGCAGCTAAGTTTTATATTCAAGCACAAGCGGCATTAGGTTATAGAGAACTTTACAATGTTGGCAAAACAGAAATGAACTTCCAAGGCATTGAACTATTTACAGCTCCAGGTCTTGGTAACGACAAAATGGTTGCAGCACAATCAGGTAACTTATTCTTTGGTACTGGTCTATTAAATGACTGGCAAGAAGTTAAATTAATTGATATGGCTGACATAGATGGAAGTCAAAATGTAAGAGTAATACTAAGAGGAAGTGCAGGAGTTCAGCACGGAATAGGTTCTGATATTGTATTATATTCTTAATGTTTAATCAAGGGGGTGTATAGCCCCCTAATAATATTTTAAATTATGGCTTGTAATATAACAAATGGAAGAAGTTTAGCTTGTAAATCAGGTGTAGGTGGATTAAGATATATTTTCTTTTCTAACTACAGTAATACTACAAGAGATTTAGCAATAGCAGGGGATGGCTCTGTAACGTTAGATGGCTCTGTAGATTTTTTCAGATATGATTTAAAAGGAAATTCTTCTTTAGAAACAGCCATAAACTCATCAAGAGAAAATGGAACAACTTTCTATGAAAGCACACTTAATGTAACATTACAATTTTTAGACAAAGCTACACAAGAGCAAATCAAATTACTTGCTCACGGTAGACCACAAGTTGTAGTAGAAGATTATAACGGTAATGCTTTCTTATTAGGAAAAATCCACGGATGTGATGTAACAGGTGGAACAATGGTAACAGGCGCAGCGATGGGCGACTTGTCAGGATTTACATTAGTATTGACTGCACAAGAAACTAACCCACCATTCTTCTGTGCAGCATCTCCATCAGATGATGCTTCAAGTCCAATTGATCCTAATGCATAAATGAGTTATGGTTTTTAAATGTAAAGGGGGCGTTATGCCCTCTTTTTTTTTACAAATATTTTATTTTACTTTGTTATATAGATATGAAGATTATGACAACCAGTGCTACAGGTCAGACATTAAAAGTTATACCAAGACTTTTTAATTCTGTAAATAACATTGTTGTTAGAGATAATAGTACAAACGAAAGTTATACATATACAAATATTAATACAAGTTTTTCTGCAAATAATTATATAAGTATTATAAATCAAGGTAGTGGTTATGTTGATAGTAACAGCAATTCAATATTAAAAGAGGGAAGATATTATGACTTATCTGTTTTTGGTAGTAGCAGTACACTATTATATAAAGATAAAATCTTTGTTACTGATCAAACTATTAATCAATCAAATAACAATTATTATGATATTAATAGTGGAGAATATACAACAGACAGCCAAGCAGCTATGAACGATAACGATTATATAATAATATGAATGATTTACGAATAGTCAATTTAAGTACATATACAAGTCCAATTATAACAGAAGTTAAAAACAAGGATTATATTCAATATGGAGAAGATAATATGTATTTCCAATATTTAATAGATAGATATAATGGTAGTCCAACTAATAACGCTATAATAAATGGTATTAGTGAAATGATATATGGTAAAGGCTTAGACGCTACAAACTCATCAGATAAACCAAATGAGTATGCACAAATGAAAGTATTATTTAAAAATGACTGTGTTAGAAAACTTTGTTATGACTTAAAATTAATGGGTCAATGTGCAGTACAAGTAATATATTCACAGGATAGATCTAAAATTGCAAGGTTAGAACATATGCCAATAGAAACATTAAGAGCAGAAAAAAGCGAAGATGGAGAAATAAAAGCATATTATTATGCTAATGATTGGACAAAAGTAAAACCAAATACAAAATTAAAAAAAATACCAGCTTTTGGTCAAAGTAATCAAAGTTTAGAGATTATGTACATTAAACCTTATAGAGCAGGATTTTTTTATTATAGTCCTGTAGATTATCAAGGTGGACTACAATATAGTGAGTTAGAAGAAGAAGTAAGTAATTATCATCTTAATAATATTATGAATGGTTTAGCGCCAAGTATGTTGATTAATTTTAACAATGGCGTACCAAACGAAGAAGAAAGAGAGATGATAGAGCAAAGAATATACCAAAAATTTAGTGGTAGTAGTAATGCGGGTAAATTTATTTTAGCATTTAATGATAATGCTGATAGTCAAGCCAATATTGACCCTGTACAATTAAGTGATGCACATAACCAATATCAATTTTTAAGTGATGAAAGCACAAAAAAAATAATGGTTAGTCATAGAGTAGTTAGTCCAATGTTGTTAGGTATAAAAGATCAATCAGGTTTAGGTAATAATGCAGATGAATTAAAAACAGCATCTATATTAATGGACAATACAGTTATTAGACCATTTCAAACACTTTTAATAGATTACTTTGACAAAATACTTGCATACAACAATATTAGTCTTAATTTATATTTTAAAACTTTACAACCTTTAGAATTTACAGAATTAGATAATGTAGTTGATGATGAAACAAGAGAAGAAGAAACAGGTGTTAAATTAAGTAAAAATTATCCTGATCAAAATGAGTTGTCAAATATAGCAGATGATTTAATTAATAAAGGAGAAGAATTAGGCGAAGAATGGCAATTGATAGATGAAAGACCAGCTTTTGAAGATGAAAGCGAAATACAAAATTATTTTCAGTTTGCAAGTGTAATAACAGGAGATGGAAGAAAAAAAAGTAATCAAGATACAGATATATTCAGAATAAGATATGTTTACACAGCAGGTAGATCAACTGAGGGAGAAAGTAGAGAATTTTGTAGAAAGATGATGGCAGCTAATAAAGTTTATCGTAAAGAAGATCTTGATAAAACAAGTAAAGCAAATGTTGGTTTTAGTCCAGCTGATGCAAAAGGAGAAGGTTATAATATTTGGCTTTACAAAGGTGGAGTTAATTGTAGTCATTATTGGATGCGAAGAATATATTTAAAAAAGAATAATAAAAAAATAACAGTTGG